ATTTGATGATATTTATTATGATAAGGGTGGAGATTATTTTGTATATAATCCCTCAAAGGTTCAAACAAATCATATTCTTCAAGAAAATGGTTCTCACATATTAACAGAAAATAATGACTTATTAACACAAGAATAATGGCAGATAAAAAGATTTCAGAATTAACACAATTAACAGCAAGGACACAAGATGATGTTGTTGCCATTGTTGATTCTGGTGCAACAAAAAAGATAAGGGTTGAAGATTTTATGGCTGAACCTGTGATTGATGCAGGTGAGGTATCAGGTTCAATATCAGTTGATTTATCACAAGGACATTGGTATAAGTTTGAATTAACAAATAATGTATCTGTAACCTTATCGAATGAAAGAGCTGGTGCAACATATTTATTTTGGGTATATTCAAATGGAAATTATGCTGTCAATGCAATGACCTTATCAAGTGGTGGAGACATCTATTCAGTTGGTGGCAATTTACCCAATCCTGCAAACAACAAATGGAATTTATATCAGGGGTATGTAATAAACGGAGGTATGGTTCTTACCGAGATTGGAAACTTTTCAGCAATATAATAGAATATGAACTTTGAAGCATTTAACATAGACAACATTGAAATCAAACCAAATAGGGAGGTTAAGAATAAAAGATATGATTATATATGGTGGGGTGAGGATAATTTATATCCACAATATTTGCTTGAATTAAAAGAGAATTCCCCCATTCATTCTGTTGCTGCCGATTCAACTGTTACTATGTGTTATGGTAAGGGTGTTGATATTGAAGGTCTTGGTAATGTATTAGTAAATAAAACTGAAACAATATCTCAATTATATCACAAATTATTATATGATTTTTATCTATTTGGTGGATATGCTCTTGAGGTAATATGGAATAGAGAAAGAACAGCCATTGCATCGATTTATCATCTACCATTTCAAAATGTGAGGGTGGGACATATTGACCCCGACCATAATGAATCAGACAAATATTATTATTGTAATGACTGGTCAAATTGGAGAAAAGAACCCATTATAACTTATGGTAGTGTGGATAGTGAAAATAAGGAGCAGAGACAGCTTTATTATTACAAAAGGTATGTTCCTTCAGTTAATACGGTTTATCCCGTTGTGCCTTATCAGAGTGGTATTCCTGCAATTGTTTTGGAAGGGGAGATATTCGACTGGCATAAATCAGCCATCAATAGTAATTTAACACCAAATTTATTCGTTCAATTATTTGGCAATCCAACAGAAAATGAAAGGGATAGGGTAAAGAAAGAATTGGTTGCTGCATATTCAGGTAAGGATGGTCAGAAGTTAATGTTAGGTTTTGCCGCATCTCCTGAAGAAGCAGCACAGATTACCCCCATTAATTCAACTGTAGGTGATTCATATTATATTGATGTATTGAGTTATGCTTCACAATCGGTTCTTACTTCTTGGCAGATATCATCTCCTTTGATATTGGGGATACATTCATTTAGTTCAAATCCATTTAGTCAGAATGCTGAGGAATTAAGAATTGCCACAAATCATTGGTTGGAGTATATTTTAAAGCCAAAATTGGATGACCTTAATGAAAGTTTAAATGTGATATTATCATTTAAGTACAATCAACCTGTGGAGATTATAAACAATTTTAAAGAATTTGAATTATAATGGTATTCATTGTAACAGAGCAATTGGTATTAGACCGAACAACATTAGATAAAAATCTATTAAGTGCAAATTTAAAACCGGCAATCATATTGGCACAGAAGGTGGAGATGACCACCATTTGTGGTGATAAGTTGGTTGAAAAGATTTATAATGATATTGAAAATACAAGTTTAACTGGAAACTATAAGAAGTTGGTTGATGACTATTTGACAGATGTTGTGATATATGCTACCCTTTATCACGCCGCAACCAGTATGTTAAGCAAATTTACAAACAGGGGATTACAACAAGAGAATACGGAAAATTCAAGTCATTCAGACATTTCTGTTTATAGAGAGTTAAAATCAGATGCAAAAAATCAAATGGAATATTTCAGTCAAAGGGCTAATAAGTGGTTGTATTTCAATAGAGGATTATTCCCCGAATATGAGTTCTGCGCTTCTGATGGGGAACAACCAGCAAATCCAAATAATAAATTATATGGAGGACTGGTAATATGATTATACCTGAATATATACGAGGTGAATCAATTGCTGGTTTTACTCAACGATGTTTATCCAATAGAGAAATGAGAAGAATACCTTTAGACCCCGCAATCAAAAGGGTATTATGTAGAGAACACGCAGAACAAGCAAGGGAATATATTCGTCAGCCATTCAATCAAGAATAACCCCGTATCTGTCCTTTATCCTTTGCAGGAATTGTTTATTTATATCTTCTGATAGATTATATCCAAGACGGGTCATAACGTCCTTAAATTTGTTTACAATCGTTTTATCGTGAATGTCATCAGCCTTTAATACGATATTTTGTCTTCTAATCTCACATTTTTTGCACATTTTATTTCTGCCAGTAAGATTGCTTTTGACAACATTAAACATATTCTCATCTTTTGTTTCACCACAAATTCTGCAAGTAATCATATTGTATAAATTAAAAAACCCCCATCATTAATAAAGATGAGGGTTTAAGGTTAATTTAATGGGAGCATTAACCTTTATATTGTTTTTGTATGTAATCGTCCATTACTTCAAACTTATTTATAAGTTCTTTACTATATCCATCAATAATAAAATGTTCCAACATAGCTGTAATTTTAATTATATCTGATAATGAAGGACATATCCCACACTCTTTAAAGTATTCAAGGGATAATTTGCTCATAGATTGTCTTGCGATAATTCTGTCTTTGTTATTTTTTTCCATAATTTTAATTGTTTTTTTTTAATATAAGATTTTAATTTGATAAGGTCAAATGATTTTTATACCATCATTAATTGAAATGCTGTGTATAGACAATAAATGCCCACACCTATTTGAATGATTGCTACGATTGCTTTGAATCCATCATCTTGTGATTGATTTTCTTTTTCTTGTTGTTTTTCTTGATTTTCCATAGTTTTAATTGTTTTTTATTGTTATACAAATATAGGAAGTATTTATTTAATAGACAAATAATTTTTTAAAAAATCTTATCAAAATGAAAAAATTAACAAAAGATCAGTTTATGGGTATTGTAAGACACATCCTAACCTTCGTTGGAGGTATATTTGTAATCAGGGGTGTTGTGGAGGAAGCTTTAATTGCTGAAATATCAGGAGCCATAATGACTTTAACTGGTGCAATATGGTCGATTTTAAGTAAGGTAAAAGAAAATAACGATTTAGATTAATCATCCTTTTTACATTTTTTTTGGTATAACTCAATGATTTTCATTATTGTGTAAACTATTGATGTGCATAATAGCATCAATTTAAGTATCATTTCAATATTTGCGAAGGATATTGTTATTGATGTCAGGTTAATTAGAATAACCTTATCTGATAATATATCTTGTATTTTCATATTTTAATTTGTATATGATAAATACAAATTAATTAAAAGAGCGAAACACCATATTTTAATTTAACTCTATGGTAAAATTGTTGTGGTATATCTTCGTTGAGGTTATACCCCAGTCGTTTCAGTATTAACTTCCCTTGCTCAAATTCCCAATCTTGTAATTTAGGTTTTGTATCCCCATCATTCTTTCTGCATTTTTTGCAAGTATAAGAAATGTTAAATATTTTGGATATGTCTTTATGAAAAAAAGAATGTGGGTGCCATAACTCACAACGATTGCATCTATACAACCATTCACCATCGGCACCCATTATTCTTCTGTTATTGATTTTTTTAGTCAAAATGAATGGTTATTCCTTTTATCCTTGAGACATCAATGTTATTACCCTCCACAATATCGATTATTTTGTTTTTAAGAAACTTTCTTTCGTAATCCAATAACTTATTCACCTCATCATCTTTTTCTTCGTTAGAAGTCTTTAAAATCTCTTTCATAATAAATGAATGATTATTTAGATCCCATCTTCTATTATTGTTGATGTGAGTAATAAGAGTTCTTGATACTCCAAAGATGTCTGCAATCTGTTGATGGGTATGTTCTCCCATTTCCAATAAGTCCTTTATTACACGGACTTTTTCGATGTTTAATTTGTAAGCTCCAATCATAATTAGTTTTTTTATTTTGTTTATTTAATTATAAATATATCAGATTTTGTTTTTTTTATCAAATGTTTTAATATATTTATATTATAGTAGGCAAACACCGAAAGGGGGGATTCTTGAAAACATCTTGTCGTACACGCTAATTCATTCTTTTTTATATCCCCCCTTTTTTTTCTTTTAATATTTACAGATTTTTCAAATTAGCATATATTTATTATTAGAGTGGGTCAACGGTGTTTGCAGACTAAATCACCGTCCACGACAAGATGTAGTATACATCGAATTACATAACACAGACCATCAAGTTGATTATGTCTATAAAATTTAACCAAACTTCAATCATAAGTGTTAGGTTGTTGGATCAGATAAATCAACTAATTTTTTATAATTGGTTTTTCTTTTTCT